TCCCCATTGGATAGTAAATCCATTGGCGTACTTCACGAAACCGCTTTCTCCAAAGCGTTGCGCCACTATTCCGCCTTCGCCTAGCTTATTTTTTATATCCTTCAAAGTGGCTACTGGTTCTTCTTGCCAATTAGATGAACCAAGGATTTTGGCAATCACAGCCGTAATGGCTGGGTGAGAGGAAATGTTTGTATTATGAGTAACTAATTGCTCTTTTAAATTTTGAAGCAGTCCGCCATGAGCATTTTCATCTGAGTTATGATGAGCAATACCATCTTCTAATTGTTCATAAGTAATATACAGATGACTTTGATAGTTTATTTGAACGGTAGCATCGCCTATCCCTAATTGAATACCTAGCATTTTTTCATCAACGCTTGTATTCGGTGGAATATAACTAGCATTAGAACCAGCATTAGTATAAGCAAATAATTGTTCTTCGCCTTCTTCGCCGAGTTTAGCGAATAAGCCTAACTCTCTTGCGAAGAACCCTGCTGTTAATTCACTATTGCTAACAGTAGATACAGCTTCGATTTCACCATTGCCTAAAGGGTTGATTTTAGGAATATTTCCATCTAGCAAACGATGTTTCAATCCTGTCATGGTTTCAATTGTTTCACCATTTAACAGGCCATCACCTAGTGAAATTTTAGTAAATATGATTGCAGATTTAGTTCTGATTGACTCCGTAACCATATTCTTACCTTGATTGGTGGTTACAATTCTTCCGTAATCGCTCATTGATTACCTCCATATATTTTAATTTTATCAACATTAATAAGCACCATTCCGATTTTAGGCTGTCCTGATGCACGGATAATAGGATCACTTTTAGCATATTTTATTGTTTGCTTATCAAGTACATTAACTACACCACCTATACAGAGTTGTGTATGTGCTTGATGTAATTCGGCAACAACATACGTCAAATGGGCCGGCTTGTATTTATCAACCAGTTCGCGAACAGTTTCAACGTAGGCAGCTACATCTAATGCAACTTTAAATTCATTAGGTTTAGTATTTTCTAAAACATGAGCGCCACATACAGGAACTATTTGATTAATAATTGTTTCTAACTGTTTAACGGTAATAGTTTTAGTACCTTGAATTTTCACTAACAGATTTTGCCTACGTTGATTTATCGTTAAATGCTTATTTGTTTTTATGCCATACACTCTTTCCCAATCAGAAAGGCCCCATGTAGCACTTTCAACAAATAGTTGTTTGCATATGTCTATAATTAACAGCCTTTGCTTTTCGTGCTCTTCGCTTAATGAGTCTTCAGTAGCTTTGAATGAACCATCACTTTTAAGAAATTTAGGTAAATAGCGAAGCACATCAACTTTATAAGTCCTTAATAGTTCAAATATCATTGTATGTTCACCTCACCTAATGTAGGCAAATCTTCATCATTAATAACAATGCTTTTATCATCATTGTTAATTCGCAAATTTTGATAGTCGATAGCGCCTGCGTCAATAATAAAACTACCTACTTTTGCAATCGATAATTTATTGATTTCGCCGTTATTAATGACTGATTTTTCAAGATCTATTAAATAGTCGTTCATCATTTCCTTGAACTTATCTAAAACAAAGCCTTTACCCTCGATTGTAGCCGTTACATTGATTACTTTAGGAGTTGCGCTAACTATAGTTACCATAGCACCCATAGGGCGAACGCTTTCAATGTAATCTTTAACCGCTGTTATTAGCTTAGTAGAAGCCTGTTTAAATTCAGAGTTAATAATAATGACCTTAACAGAACCAGGGCCATTCCATGTAGGTATAATTTTTACACCACCTACACCAGGAACGGACATTGCCCACTCATAATAGTGCATTTTATTGCCTGATGTACCAGGATAGCGAACATGCAATAAATAACGTTCACGTAAATTATCGTCACTTTCTTCTTCGAAACCATCTTTTGTTGGTTGTGCATTGATAACGCTGTTAATACCAGGAATTGACATCGGAATTGTATCAATCGTATTTGCTGCTACATTACCACCACTACCAGTCTCAACAGCTTGAACCTTAACTTCTTGACTACTATTAATTGTTACAGTTTCCAAAGTTTCAAATAGTACTCCGTCAGCCGTAGAGAATTGACTACCTTTAGGCAATTCTCCATTTCCTTTGACTGTAACAGTCCCTATCGCCCTTGTAGCTACCTTTCGAATGATACCAGCTTCTTTAGCACGCATAGTCAAGAAATCGCCATATGATGTATCCGCAAATGCTACTTTATACAGTTCGCCTAATTCAACATAAGTCTTCATGAACTCAATGGCGTTAGATGAAAATACATCATATTCAAATGTACCCTCAAATTTACTCATCGGAAGTTGCGATTGTAATTGGAGGCTTTTTAAAATTTCGTCTGATGTTGGAATATTAAACATTGATATTAATACCTCCATATATCGTTGTTAATTCAATTTGACAATCAACCTTATCACCATTCGCGTCGAACTCGATACTATCAATCGACTTAATATAAGGGTTAACCATAAGGCACTCTATAATCACTCGTTTGAGTTCTGAATAGCGTTCACCAACGCTCATGACTTTACCTATGAACGGCTTTAACTCAATGCCGTATCGAGTAGAATACGCTAGATATTGATTGCGTTCGGTTTTGAGTGCTTTGTATACCCAAATTTTTAACGCTTCATCACCCTCTAAGGCTATTCGTTTACCACTTGCGTTATATCGGAATGTATCGCTTTCAAAATTCCAATCATATTCACGAAACAACGGCAAATCACCTTGGCTAGACTCAACTGTACGAGTTAACCCTGCAAAAGGATATTCTTCGCTCATAGTTTCACCACCTTTTGACCGATGTAATAAAGCTGTTCACCTTGTCCATATACTGGAAATACGGTTACTTCATCGCCTACTCTCAAGGTATCAGTCATATTAATGGTGTCGGTATAGTCATTGTGGATATCATGCGTATGACTAGCAAATTCTGCTAACCCACCACCGCCTGAACGAGGTTGTGTTTCGCTTATGATGTGGCCTTCTGCTTCACGATGATGACCTGGCTTCCAATAGTCATTCAAATATATTTGCTCATTGGTAATGTCGATATTATCAACGCGAATAACCAGGTTAGGGAATGGTGATGTAACTAAGCCAATACGCATCCCCATAGGTTGTTCACCTTTAGCTATTCCGTGAATTGTATCAACCATTTTAGCCATCGAATGTGCAGCACTAGGAATATCATTCAACATAATGAATTTCTACCTTTCTTTTAGTCAATTTTCGAGTAGACCTTCGACCTTTGCCCTTAGGAGTTTTATTTTTCTTTTTAGCTTCACGCTCCTGGCGTTTCTTTTCTTTAGCTTCTAAGGAATGGTCTACCTTTTCTTTAGTCATAAGATTTTCAAATTCAATCTCGAGTTTCATGGTATGTTGACCGTTTTTAAAATCATGAGTATCACTCTTGATCCAGAACTTACCACTTAACTCGGTAATCACATCTCTAATTTCAACAGAATACGAGGATAATGCGTCATAATCACCTAAACAATCAATCACGCCTGTTCGTTCCGGTTTTTTAAATATATCCTTTACTTCATCAGCCGTGTTTTTGTTTTTGTTCTCCTTATAGACTGCTTGTATCATAGAGTAGCGTTGAATTTGGTCGTCTTTACTTTCATATCTAACAAAGTTACCTTTATCATCAACAATCATAACTTTATTAATCATGTTTTCGATGGATTCTTTAAATGACGAGTCAGTAATATTTCTATATTGGTCTATTACTAGCCCTTCAATCAATGAACCTTTTTCTATGACGTCGAGCTCGTCGCCCTCCATCATAGCTTGATATTTTTTGTTGGTCTTTTTTGCTGCCTCGGTGTAGGCCATTAAAATAATTTGATACCCTGACTTGTTATTAGCTATAAAAGTAATTTTTTCTTTAGTTTCAGCAAGGTTACCTACTTTAATACCCATTTCCTTGCATACAGCCTTTGCGATATCCTCCGCTGTCATATTGGTGAATTTACGAGTAGTCTTTGATTTACTCAATATGAACATGTTGTCATAACAAGTAACTGTAATACGTGATGCTGATGTTTTGCGTTCAGTGGTATATATATTGCCAACGAATTGTACATCACCATCTTCTGAGTACCCTTTAATTGTTTCACCGATACTCACTGCATAGATAGGCCAGTTCGGATCGCGTGGTTCTTGTACTAACACAAACTCAAGTTTTCTAGCTGCTTGAATACGAGAACCGGACCAGGTAACATGCTCGACTAAATGAGTAATATCATTTTCAACAGGAACTTTCTTTTCTTCGCCAGTCTTTTCGTCCTTAACTGTTTTAGTGCCAATATGTTTAACTATCATATTATTTCACCTTCAACTTTCTAAGCTGGCTAAGATTATTAATCGCTAAATTCTTTAGGTCATTTGATTGGATAATGCGTTCATAATGACGATAATTGCCATATGCCTTTTTAGCAGCATCCAACACATCAGAACCTTTACTGAACAATGTTGCCGTTTTAGGTTTCTGAGCAACCGAAGGCCTATCTTTTAAGCCTGTCGTATCATCAACTGGCTTATCATCACCAGTGGCAGGAGTGTTAAGGTCCTTATGCTCCTTAAAGGTTAGCGTGTAATACATATCCCCTGTATTTTCCTGTTTCTTGTATGGAAATGACTCAATTCCCATCATCAAATTAATAGGGCCATCGCTTATGATGACCCTGACTGGTTTCTTTGATGTTTTCCACTTTTCTATGAGGTTAATAATTTCAATAGGCTTACGCTTATCGCCAACAATAAACGGATAATCTTTCGCTGGAAAAAATCCTTCGAATGATAATGTTTTGAGTTTAGGGTTTCCAAATAAAAGCACCTCACCTATTTGAGTAATATCAACAGTTTTATTTTCCTGTTCATTACCGACCTCGTATTTAACTGGAGTAACAGGAAGTACCAACTTTTCTTCATCTTGCGAAATAATGATAGTTGGTAACTCCCTAGCCCCTTTACCAAATGCAAATGATAAGAGCGATAAGGCACGCCCTATACCGCTAACGAACTTTGACATACCTTATACACCTCCATAATTTGTTTCAGCAGCCCCAAACATTGAGAATAAAGAATGAGCAATACGGTCTATATCGGCTTCTTCTCTAACAACAAAAGTATTTCCTGTAACGGTGTAATTATTACCACCGCCACCAGCTCCGCTAAATTCTTTGGCTAGCATTTTTTCAGTAGTCGCATGAGGGTAAATTCTAGATCCACTAGGTAGGTCTACAATTTCACCACCACGTTCATTAATTTCAGTCCAGCCACCGCCGAAGTAATTCGTACCAGTAGCATGACCTGTTAAGCCTGTAATTTGTGCACCCCTTGCTTGTGCTGCACTCAATGCGTTACCTAAACCGCTAAATACTTCACTTGCTTTAGCTTTTAATGGTCCCCAAACGTTTGCGTCGAACCAACCAGCCACGGCACCCCAAATGCCTTTAATTGATTCCCAAGCACCGCTAAAGAACCCTGTAATGCTATCCAACATACTGCTAACATAGCTTTTAATAGGCTCCCAAATATTACTACTAAACCAATCAGCAGCAGGCCCGAATATTGTAGATATTGTATCCCAAGCAAAGCCAAATAGACCTGCAATCGTATTAATAACAGGAGTACAAGTATCAACAATGCTATTCCATTTATCTGAGAACCATTCTGTTATACCGTCGAGGTTATTTGTAATTCCGTCGAATATCTCTTGACCGAACTGTTCACCGAATATTGCACCACCGATGCCACCTAATGCACCACCAATAGCACCGCCAACGGCCGTTCCTGCACCAGGAATAATACTACCAATAGCAGCACCACCCATAGCACCT